TCATTTATCTTAATATTTTAGACGTAGAACCTCTATTGTCATATCTTTTAATTCCTAAATCGTAAACCTTTTTTTGCACTGGACTAACCGGTGAATATAAGTTTTTATTACAAGCCATTATTGCTAAACCAGAACTTATAGAAGCATCATGCTTTGTTCTATTGTTTATATTGAATTTACCCCAGTCTTCTAATGTTCTTTGGAAGTACATATCTCCATAACCAGCCTCTGTTCGTCCAACACAAGTTTCTATATATGATTCTATAGCTGCAGCATGTGCTTGCTTTATATCTTCACTAGAGTTCGGTATACCACCTATTTCTCTTTCAGTTACAGATAATTTGTTTAATCTTTTATCAGGTCTGTTCATTGAAAAGCCTCTATAGCCTCTTCTTTTAAAATGATACAGTAATCTAGGTTTGTTGTTTTCCGCAAGTATTGGCATACCATAAAATATGCAAGCCATTAATACGTCTTCAAAAAATATTTCTGCAGTTTGTGGTCTAGCTATATATTCTAAAAAGAATCTGTTAGGTGGAACATCTTCCATGCTAAACTTAGTTAACCCGTGCAAGGCTCCATTAGAACCTCTTTTATCAACTGTACCCGATATATCATAACTGTCACACCCAAAAGCGCCGCAGTGTTCGTTACCTGGATATTTTGTATTACCTTTTACTATAACTCTATTTTGCATTTGTACAGGTGGTACCCAACTAACGTTGAACCTACCATTTTTATTTGGTACAAATATCACCTTAGTATCTTTTATACCGTTTTCCCACATAAAACTCCCCGTGGTTATTATCGATGTATTCCTAAGATCTTCGTTATAATCTATTTGTTCGTATATCTTTGTTAAGTTAAACAGAGATTGCTTTGCTTCATCTCTAAAAGCGTGTTGCTCTGTTCTTGGAAACTGACGGTAGTATTCGTTTAAACCATCTTGATCTCCTTTTAATCCTTCGACTTCATTATTCCAGTATTCAATTACACCTTGTTTTATAAGTGATCCGTCAGGTCCTTCAGCTGGTTTTTTTGGCGTTTCAAATACAGGAAATCCATAAGAATCAATGTAGCCTTCGTAGTTCCATTCCATAGGAATGAACAAGCTATAGAGTCCCGAACGAGTCTGTCCATTTGCGTTTCTTTTTGTTGCGTCGGAGTCATAGTATAGTTTTTTAAAGTTCTCACCACCCTTGTCTAAAGCGTTTGATGTACTACCCATCATACACTTACCTATAATTTTTGAACCTAATCTCAAACAAGTTTTTGTAACCCTCCAGTTATTTAATATGTTTGTAGGTCTTTCCCATTTACCACTTTCATCGTGGACTAATAGTTTTAATTTTTCCCCGTCGTACGAGTTGTCCCCTGTGTTCTTCCAGTCGATCGTGGTATCAAGACCGGTAATCTCTTGTAGCTTTTCATTGGTATCAAGCTTTTTTCTCGTAAATTTGGACGCGGGAACTCTGTACGCGAGCTCCGTCTTCGGCCTGTCCATACCGTCCTGGATTGGTTTGAAGAAGAAGGGATAATTAACTGAGATGGGTACAACTTTATCAGTAAACATCTTTTTCGCATCTGGACCAGACTTTGATAAAATTCCGAATCTGGAGTCTGTGGATATTGTAGCTTGATTAACCGTTTCGCCTGAGGCCATGAAAGAAAACCCTGACCGTCTGTTCTTAAGATAGCACATTCCGTAACAACGTACATCTGCTTTACAAGCTTCCCAGAATATAAAGAATAATCTGTTTGACTCCCTAAAGTCTGCTGCCCCAACATCAATTTTGGACCACTGCAAGTACATGTAGTGAGTACCAGTAATATAAGAAGGCTTGTCTTTATTAAAAAACCAAAAACCTTCTTCACGCCTTTTAAATTCTGTATCAATATAGTCATACCACTTTTCTTTAAACTGTGAAGGGTATTCGTCCCAATCAAATACCGATTTTATCTTTGAAAGCTCTTTTGGGTATTTCGTGTGTTTCCACTTGTCTCCTTCAAATTTAATAACATCATCTTTCTTTGGTAATGCTATTTTTACTCCTTGTATTTCGTAAACCTCTCCTATCTGCCCGGTCTTACTGATTACAACTACGTCGTATTCTTCGTTGTAACCGTACTCCCATTTCTTATACCTGTTTAACCTTTTTAATATCTTAGGTTTGATATAGTCTTTTAATACTGCTACTAAGGTTTGTTCGTACATTATCTAGATCTTCCTTCTGCAAAACCTCTAAAAGCTTTTTCTTCCTTAGCTTCTTTTGGGTTTTCATTTAATCTTTCATCCTCCTCTTCTATTCTAGCAAGTATTTCAAAAGCATCGAATATAGCTAATTTTTTAGTTGCGGCAGCATTTTTAAGTCTGTCAGCTGATAAATCATCTTCTGAGTCAACGATCTTTTCTTCTGCCACTTTAATTAACTCCTTAACTGCTTTTTGCCCAGCTAGGATTATATTCTTCTTGGTTTCTTTTGTGTTCATACTTAATTACAATATCATTAGATTTCATACAATAAACTCTTTGATCGTCTATTATAAAATCCCATTCACTGCCGGGTGTAAACCCTACTGTGTCCCCTGGATTGATATTAAGCGCTTTTAAAGAACTATTACCTATTTTTAATATACCAATAAGGTCTTGCTCTTTTTGTGATCTTAAAGTGTCTTTGTTTTTTAAAGGCATTACAAAGCATCTGTCTCCAAATGATTTCCAATCCCCTGTATTTTTATACAAATATATTTGATCTGCCGAACAAAAGTGTAAATCATCTTTAAAATGAGATCTACTTCTTTTCTTATTACCTCGGATATCATAAAAAACTCTAAATACATTATGATGTATTACTATGATATCACCTTTTTTTATACTTGTTTTAAAAGCTTTTGGTGTTTCAACCACTATAGCTAAATTGTTTACAGACTTAAAGTCTTCAATTTTAGTGTTTAGTATTAATGTAACGTCGCCTAGCTTTACCTTGTTATCGTATCTATCGCCAATAGGTTTGACGATAAAATCGTATAGACTTCTCATTTAATATTCTAAATCATACTCAACGGATATTGCCATGTTAGAATTAAACTTCTTCCATGGCATCACCTCATTTCCTTTCTTTATGTAAATACTGTAAGAATTAGATTGTGTGTCATGTAATATGCAATCTATAGTATGTCCACCATAAACCCCTTGCCCTACTGAATAGTGCATAGCGTCATTCTTATAGTCAGAACCTATACTTATTTTTCTTACAACAGAACTCATTATTCCGCTATCTCAAGAGTTTTTGTTTCTTCTTCCTGCTTAGCTTCTTCATAAGTACCATCAGCTAAGTTTACGGTAATGTCACCATACTCTTCTCTGATTTCAGCTTTGATACCATCTAGTTCTTTTGCAGTTTCAAAATGTGCTGCTAGGTATTCTGCTTTTTTTGCCTCTAAAAATCCTACTTCTGTAAGTATAGAGTTCATTTTTCCTGTTGCGTCTTTAATAGACTTTAATTGTTCATCTGTTAATTTTCCCATTTTATTTAATTTAATTGGTTACTATTATTACTATTATTACTTGTTTTTAATCTTTTTACTTTTTAAATAAAGGTCCTAGCTTATCTACTATTTTCTCGCCACTTCTACCTATTACATAACCTCCAATACCTATTTCTAGTAGTTGCCAAAACTCAGGCTCTAAAACAGGTGTTATAAGTCTTGTAGACAGTTGTGATATGAATTTAGTATATATAATTATAAAACCAAACGAAAGCATTAGTATTGGTCTCCAGCTTCTTTGTAGCCAATTACCTTTAGCTTCCGCTACAATAATTTCAGTTTGCATTCTCTGCAGCTCTAATTGAGCGTCCTGAAGTACTTTAAATATTTTATTTCTAGCTTCTAATCTTTCTTCTTCGTTAGTAAATAAGCCATCGACTACATCACCTACTTGTTTAAAGACTTTAGTGCTGAAAAATTCTAATATCTTTTTCATTTACTTTGCTTTTCTATATGCCTCAGCTTCCCAAGGTAGGTTTTTAGCCCCCTCTTTCATTTGAGCTCTTGAATATTTTTTACCTTTCCAGTACACATTATTATCGTCGTAATCTAAATCACCACGCTTCATTTGATCTATATGTACCTTTTCGTGTTTTACAACACTGTTTAATTTAGCAGGTGACAGGTTATTGTTTATAACAATAGTACCATTATTATTGGCTTTTCCTAAAACGCCGTCTTCCATATCTACGCTATAAATAGGTGTGTTATCTATAGCGTATGGAGGATTTTGTAATTTAAAAGCCATTAACTTACTTTTTACAGTGCTTAGACATCCAAGAACCTTTCATAGCTAATGGAGATTTACCTAATTGAGACCCATATCCTTTGTTAAGGTTTTTAATGGCGGATCCTTTTTCTGCAATAGGATTGTCTTTAATTAAGTTTTTCTTTTCTTGCTTGTTGTAATTTTTCATTTTTATATATATTTATTATTAACAATTCCATTTTCTTCTGGCAGCTCTTCCTCTTTCAGAAGTCCAGCCTTTTGATCTAGCACAGAATGATTTTCTTCTTTTAGCGGCTTTACTTCCCTTCTTTAATTTAGAAGGAGGTGTTGTTACAGCTGTTTGCAATTTACTACCAGGGTTGTCTCTTCTATATTTTTTAACCCCCTTACTAGTCATACCGCCGCCGGCTTTAGCTCCAGTACCCCTACCTTCTTTTACTTTAGCATAATTGCCTTCGGATTTTTTACGAGAGGGCGCTTTTCCTTTTTCGGCTTTTCTATTAGCTCGCCTTTCTCGGCGAAATTCTTGTCTTTCTGTTCTAGCGGCGCTTTTTTTCTTTTTTAAAAAAGGACTTGATGATTGTATAAATGCCATATCTTATTCTTTTAATTTAACCCACTTGGATAATGTATATCCTATTGTCACTAGCAATAAAAGTACTTTTAAATACACTTCTATATTAGTCATTGTCACTGCCATGGTGGCTAGATTTATAACGTATAATTTCACATCTTGAGTTATCATAACTCTATTATTTAGCTCGTTGCGTAATTGGTCCTTTCATAGAGCTACACCCACAGTGTGCTTTAGAAATCTCCATTCCGTATTTACCTGAACTAGAACCTTTACCTTTGGGCAGCGCGTCTAAATCTAATGGTCCGTCCCATATAGCGTTCTGGCCTGATGCTTTGTTTTTAATGTTATCCATATCTTTATTTTTTAAATTTATTTTTTTTCAGGTTTAATCCATCCTTGAGCTATCCCAATATCCTTTTGAGTTATTTTACCGTCTCCAGATAAATCCTCCATGTATAAAGGTGTTATTTCTCTTTGAGGCATGCTGTTAGCTCTTTGATCTGGTGTTCCAAATACATACTGAGCGTTTGCAGCTTGATTTGGATTAAATACAGGTTTAGCATTACCCATTTCATTTGAAGGTACAGGTACTCCTGGATTTTGTAGTATCGGTTTACCCAATAAGTTTTCATCTTGTTTTATCATTGTTGACGTTTTTTATAGCTACACTTAACACTTTGTCTGTATAAGTATCTCCTTTCATTATTCTGTTTCTACTACTCGTAGGTATATCATCTTGACCTAGCATTATCCTATAAATTCTATTTATAAGTTGCTTGCCTTTAAATGATACTTTATATATATGATACTTTTGAGTAGTTCTATTTCTTTTTCGCCAAACCGAGATCCAGTCTTCCTTCAATAACTTATTCCATCTTCTATTATTCCAACTGTATGAAAACGTACCTGTTTTAAAATCTTGCTTAGTAAACATGTCTAAACAATCTAAATAAATTAATAACTCTAGATCAGCATCATTTAAGTCATTATTTCTACATGCCCATTTTCGTATGATTCTGTAGTGTTTTAATAACCCTAATTTTTTAACATCACTAGCATCTATTCTCATAAAACTACAACTATATCTTGCATTTTTATAACTTGATACGGGTCACCTTCTATTTCTATTGTGTGACCGGCGTGTCTATCGTAGTAAATTAAATCACCCTCGTTTAGACCTGCTTTGGTTGCTTCTTCTCCGGGAGATATTACAGATGCTTTAATGTATCGTATATCTTCCCTTTGTTTTTCGGCAAGAAGTAAACCGCCTTTAGTAGCGGCCACTCCTTCTTTTTGTTTCTTTATTATTAAGTTTCTACCTATCGCCTTCATTTGCTCTTAAATTATTAATTACACAATCAGTTGATAATATTGTAGTAGCTACAGATGCAGCATTTCTTAATGCACTTTTGGTTACCATTAACGGATCAATTATACCGTGTTTAACCATATCCACAGGTTCTCCTGTTATCGCATTCAAACCAACACCTTTATCTTGTGGTTCGGATGCCGTGATACCTGCATTTTCTAATATTGTAAAGTAAGGGGCTTTTATAGCTTTTAATAAAACTTCTTCACCTAATCCTTCACTTTTAATATATGTTGAAGCATTTAATAATGCAACGCCTCCGCCTGGTACAATACCTTCTTTTACGGCTGCTTTTGTTGCACAGATAGCATCTTCAACTCTATCAGTTTTTTCTTTTAACTCTACTTCAGAGTTTGCGCCAACTTTAACCACCGCAATTTTAGCAGTTAACATTGATAATCTTTTTTCAAGCTTTATAACTTCCCAGCTTTTCAGCGTGTTATTTGTAAGCTTTTCTTTTATACTACGTATTACATCCTTTATTTTTTCGGATGCCTCAGAGACCGTTATAACAGTGTCCTCGTGTGAGGTAACACTTTTTAAACAAGATCCTAAATACTCTACGTCAATTGAATCAAGGTCATCACCTAAATCTTCGTTAACTATTGTAGCACCAGTTAGTAAGGAAAGATCTTCAAGTACTTCTCGTTTGCTAATACCATAAGTAGGAGCGTTGATTACATTTACTTTTAGATTACCTTTCTTTTTATTGGTAGCCAGAGTTGATAAAACACCTTGTTCTAAATCGCCTATAATAAGCAAAGGTTTATTGTTTTTTATTACGTACTCCAGCACTTTTTGTATATCTCTTATAGTATTAACTGGGGATTCCATAATTAATACTAGTGGATTTTCTAATTCCGCTGTTTTTGTTTGTTCGTTTGTAATGAAATGAGAGTTTGTTAAACCTTTATCATAAGGTACACCTTCAATTAATTCAGAAACAGTTTTACCGTCACCGGCAGTTTCCATCATTACAATACCTGTATTATCTACAGATCTAAA